AACTAATCCGCCTTGCTGCGGAATTCCCTTGACCTACCCAAGGGATGTGTCACCTTAAATTCTGTTTGAACAAAATCGTTTACAGGTTTTGGGATCAGATTGATAGGTATCCCCCCTGCTTAGTTCGGTTGTTGGCTCGCGTCCCAAGGGGCAGGCCGCTAACGAATTCAGAGATAGCAGAGAAATCGGGTCTGTCTGAGGGCCAGGTGGTGTCGCTGAGTCATTGCACCGACTGGGCGGGGGTGGATATCTATGCGCTAAAGGCATTCAGTCAGGCATGTGGGGTTGACCTGTTCAGTTCCAGGGACATGCGGAGGGTGACTGATTACATTAGGAAGCGTCCGTCATTTAGATACCTCAAGGTTTCAGATGAGTGGGATGTTTTCTATAAGCCTTTGGTTTTGAAGTGGGTGACACATTATGAAACTACCAAAGGAGGATCTCGAGGGGGCAATTCGCAAGAGCAAGCGACTGGCGTCAGCACGGAAGCGTGTGCGGACACTGGAAGAGAAGATAGCATCTTCCGTCAGGGAGAAGAGCGGCAACACGGATAAGATATCAAAATGTAACACTGAGATCAGGCAGTTGCAGGGGGAGATAAGGAGGCTTGGAGTGTTGTGCCAAGGAATAAACAGGAGGATAGGGGTATTTGAGGGGAAGATACAGAAACACAACAACTCAATAAAGAAGGAACAGAAACGCATTGAGCAAAGACTGGAAGACAGGTGGGTAGAGAAGAAGCGGCAGGAGTTCAGGAAGAACTGCTATGTAAGAAACTTAAACATATGAAACTCAAAAAGAAAAAAGGTGTGTACTATGTGTCCTTCAAGACCGTTGAAGGAACGAAGGAACTCAGCACTCGCTGCACTAACAGGCAGGATGCAGAGAAGATGTGCGAGGAGGCGGACATCGAGAAGATGGAGGCGTTGCTTGACGCCAACTCTCTCCGAGAGAGCGTGTTCTTCAAGATGAAAGGAGGGACGAAGATCAGCAACGAGAAAGCCTTGGAGCAGTATGTGGAATGGTCGGATACTATTGGTAAATCAGACAGAACCGTGCAGGAAACGGTCATTCACATCACCAAGTTTCTCAGGGCGAAGAAGCTGATGGCCAAGACGCCTGGTCAAATCACGGAGAAACAGATCACCAGTCATATTAACAACGAATCCAGTGACAACAAGGCCAACTCAAGGCGCATCGCATTGTCGGCACTCTCCAATTACATACAGTATTGCAACGCAAAGGGGTGGCTTGAGGGCAATCCGGCCAAGCTGGTCAGGGTTAACATGAAGAAGCTTTCACATGCACAGAAGGAGGTGAAGGAGAAAGAGGTGTTCAGCAAGGATGAATTCAACTGGATGAACTCCATGACTGAAGGCTTCTGGAACCTAGCCATACACCTGTCGTATGAGACAGGACTGCGTATCGGTGACATCTGCCGCCTTGAGTGTGCCTCGCATAACCACAAGGAATCCACGCTGGCGGTATGGACTGAGAAGAGAGACAAGCGTGTTGAGTTGCCGATCAGCAAGAGCCTTAATAACAAGCTGAAGAACTGGGCGGGAGATGAAACCCAGACCCGCACTAGAGAATACTTCTTCCCAGCGGACAAGGCGCGGCATGAGGATCCCAAGAGGAGAAGCTATCACTCTGTTATGTTCCGCAGGATATTGAACGCCTTGGGGATAGATGGGAAATCTTTCCATAGTCTTCGGGCAACCTATGCCACCAACGCCAGCATCAAGGGTAAGCCGTGGTGGGAGATTGCCAAGGACTTGGGCCACAGCAATGTGGCGACGACTCAGGTGTATATAAAGGACAAGAATAAATTTAAGCCGGTTGCCAGGGTGGCATGACATTGAGCGACGAGGTAAGGCTGGGCATCCATAAAGCCCTTGAGGAAACTCAAGGCGACATAAAGCTTGCGTCCAAGCTGCTTGATATGTCTGAGCAAAAAATCAAGCGGCTGATAAGGGGCGACCAAGAGTTTCACGCCAGATGGGGCAAGCATCCCAAGGGTACACTCAAGGAGCCTGAAACGGTTAACCGCACTCCGATAAAAAAGGAGGAACCGGAGGAAAAGTTCGCGGTGGAACTGAAGAAACAGGACAGGCTTCTAAAGGCGGGGCTGTCCGCTGTCGGGATCACGGGCAAAGCGGCAGATGAGGCTGTCGCCTACTCTGTGTTCGCAAGGCAATCCTTTGACAGCGTCCGAAACATGGTGGACGGTGGAGCGGCCAAGCTTTTTGCTGACCTGATGAGTGATGTCAGGGATGTGAGGGGGGAGATTGCTGGCGGCATTGATGATCTCGAGCGGGAGAAAACCCTGAGAGAAGACAGGTCGAGGCTGGTGAAGCACCTCTTGGAGTTGAACGACAGGGTGCAGAAGGCGGCGTTCACACAGGCTCAGATACTGGCGAAGAAAGAGGAGATTAAACAGGGCAGGAAATCAGGCAAGCCTGGGTTCACCCCAGTGCAGGCGATACAAATTAAGACGGATGCCAAGACGGTTACCATCAACGAAGGCACTACCCAAAAGGATTCGGGTTCTAAACCTGACATTCAAGATTAAGTGGTTGGACAGGGCTATGCACAATGCGGCAGAGGCGTATGGCTTTTGCTGCTACGACACGCAGACTATTGGAGTAACTGAAGGGCTGGCAAAAGACCAGATGGCTGACGTAATCCTACACGAAATAATCCACGCAATTTATTTTGCTATGGGCTTGGAGGAGGATAGCGACGAGGAGAAGGTGGCGCACCGGATAGCAACCGGCCTATGCACTGTGTTCAAGAGTAACCCGAAGTTGTTTAAATGGTGGTGTGACCTACTTTAAAGATGACGACATAGAGGCATTGGCAGCTTCCACGCTTAAAGTCACACCAGGCCCGAAGGCTAAAGGCACTTGGACGCCTGACCTAAACCCCACGCAACAGAAAATATTTGATACCCCCTCGCGATTCGTGCTGGGCTACGGCGAGAAGGGGTCAGGGAAAACAATAGCCTTTGGCCACAAGGTTATAAGACATGCGTATGAGAACGATAATGCCTTGGTGTTAATCGTTGCCCCCTCAATCAGGACAGGCTCTGAAGGTATCTGGCATGACTTGGACACCCTCATCATTCCTTCATGGGAGCAAGGCATCGGGTTGGAAACTACTGCCGCAAAGCTAGACCCAAACACAAAGGACAGGCACAGGTGGATAAAGAATCGTTTCGGCGGTTGGTCCAAGCTTCTGCTTGTATCCATCCCATATGCTGCCGCAGTTGAGTCGCGGGTGAAAGGCCCAGCCCCGTCGATGGTTTATGTGGATGAGATCACCAATTGTGATGGCAGGGAATACCTGACTTATCCGGCAGCACAGTTGGGCAGAAGGCGCGGAGTGACAGGGCCGCAGCAGTATTGTGCGAGTTGCAACCCTGAAGGGCCAAGCCACTGGGTGTACAAGGTCTTCTTTGAGGAGTGTTACAACGAGGAGACGGGCGAGAAGGACGGCGATATGGAGGTCTACCATGTCCCTATCACGGAGAATCTGGACAGGCTGCCGAGTGGATACGTCGAGAATCTCCACAGGATTCTGCGGACAGACCCAGTAGAGAAGCGAAGGTTAATCGATGGCGAATGGGTGGACAGGCCAACTGGAGAGGCGCTGTTCAAGGATTACTTTCAGCCATCTGCACACATCAGGGGCGATGCCATGCGCGGCGACGGGTTGGTTCCGGTAAAGGGATACCCCATAATCATAGGGTATGACCTGGGCCAGGTGTTCAGTTCCGTCACGTTCCTTCAGCTTGTGCCGACCAAGGGCAAGTTGGTCTGGATCGTGATAGATGAGGCTGATCACTTGGGGGAAAGGATACTGTACAAGAGATTGGTTCAGGAAATCCTACAGAAGATGGCCAAGTGGGACAGGCGGATGGGCTACGGGTTTAAGTACCAGCATATCTCTGACTCCAGCAGTATAAACACTTGGCATCCCGGCGGGGAGGGAAGCTATGATTCCTGGGACATAGAGAGGTTCAGCAGCGGGAAGATCAAGTTGCAGGGTTGCCCGAAGGGCAGCGGCAGCGTTGAGGCGCGGGTCAGGATACTCCAAAGCAAGCTGTTTCAGGATGAATTCTATGTCTCAGCCGTATGCCAGAACACAATCGACACACTCAATAACCTGGAGGGGGATGACAAGGCGGGGATTAAACCCAAGCGTTCTAAATACATCCACAAGTTCGACTCAATATCATATCCTCTTTTAAAACTGGAATTAACTGGCGGCAGAAACTACTTGCCACAGGAAAATGTCCGGCCACACTTAATACATTGCGGAGTTGATTAGCAAGTTACCTTAATTATAAGGACATCTATGGCACTTAATAAAATAAACGACAAAGTCATCCTCAATCTCGACGACAACGAGGGCTTGGCCGACTACTTTAACAGCAAGGAACCGGGGGAGGAATGCACCATGACTGTCTCGGGCAGCCTTGACGAACAGACATCCGATCAAGCCGTGCTATCCATTAACAAGGTGAGCGTTGAGGGCTATGAGGCTGGTAAAAAAAACGAGGAAGACGGCGTTCCAGTGATGATGATCATGGCGGGGAAGGCAAACAAAAAGGCAGGAGATTCCTACTAAATGGAATCAATAACCCTCGAGCCTACAGAGCGTACCGCTTCTGGAGAGAGGCAGGCATCCTTGATGGGTGGTCAAGCGAAAGGGTGGCAAAATGCTGCCGCTTTGTTAATTTTACATTAGAAGAACTAGCTGCCTCATGCTGCATACCATACTGGCAAGTTGCAAAATGGATGAAGAGAGGGAGGGTGCCTGGTCATGTGGCGCTGCTCTTCCACTTCCAAGAAGAGGCTGTGCTGGAAGCGAAATACCCACGATATGATAGACTTCGAAATCCTCAAAGAGGCAGGGACAACCAACGAGCGGTTGAGGGAAATGTTCACAGCGAAGCTTCCGCCGAAGCCGAAGCTGGATGAACTGCCAAAGGAAGAGCGGAAGCAGATACAGAAAGACATAGATAACAGGGAGAAGATCGAGGAAATGATCAGTTCCCGTGTGTCTGAACACATAATCTGGTCACTGAAAAACCATCACCTCTATTCGTCGGTTGACTTGGCTTGGGATTCTACGCCCATCACAAGGCAGATTGTTCCTCTTGTGCTGTACGCGCAGAAGAGAATCAACATGCAGTCTTGCGTGAAAGAACTGAGCAAGCTCAAGAACACCAGTCAGTACATTAAGAAGGACGCCAAGGGCAAGGTGGTGGGGGTTAACTTGCCGAAGTTCTTTGAGGTTAACATTAACCTGATTCGATCCTTTGTTACCAGAAGGCTGGCCGCTCAAAGCAATCGGTTTAACAACCTATATCCCTTCTTTAAGTACGAACCGAGAACCACCGAGCCAGCGGGTAAATTAAGGGCAGATGTATTGAGCCAGCGCATTGACGTAATGGCCGACCAATACAACTACCGACACTTTCAAACCCAGATGATTCGGGACATGTTCCTATATGGACACAGCGTTGCTTTCCCACGGGCTGCATGGGAGAGAGACGTACACTGGGAGCAGACTCCTGTTTCCGAACAGTATGCACCTGAAGGCACTCCGACAAAGAAGCGTACCAAGATAGTCAGGGAGGGTGTTAGCTGGGTTACCCCTCACCCAACCAGAACCTTTTATGATTTCAACTACCCTCTGGCCAGCCTCAACACCGACACCGGCTGCGAGTACGTCGGCTTCTGGGATATCGGTAGGTTTGGGGATATCGTAGAGAACCCCAACTATTTCAACAGGGAAGAGGTGGGTTTTAGCACGGGCCAGATAGGGCTGTTCAGCAAGTACTCCAGCTACTTCAACCAGTACTACACAACGATCACGCCACCGCAGATAGATGACGACCTGACCGCATTCAACGATAGGAAGAATCAGGTGGGTTACTACAGCGGGGAGGAGAAGGACACATCCGTGTTTATTACGGAGTACTTCGTCAAGCTAATCCCCAGGGATTACGGGATAGGCACATACCCTTACCCTGTGTGGGTGCATCTCAAGGTGGCGGGGGAGTTCACCGTGGTATACGCGGAGATTCTTCCAAGCTCACCAGCCTCAGTGTTTTCCTTCAACGAGAACGACTCAAGGTTGCTGAACATATCAGTGGCACATGAGTTGATGCCGTTTCAGGATCAGCTTACCAACCTGTTCAGCCAGTTGCTCGAGACTGCCAAGGCCGACCTGTTTTCTGTAGCGATAATCAACTCCGATCTGTGGCCCGATAACGATGAAGGCAGGAAATCTCTGGAGGACTTCCGCAACACCATGAAGGGGGAGAATTTCTACGCCACAACTCATGCACTAGATGCAAGCTTCAGTAAGTTGCAAGACTTGGGCATCGACGCAAATGCGGACAACGTGTTTAAGATAGTCAGGAGCCAGCCCAACGGAAACCTGACCAACATATTTAATTCGATCACGCAGCTACTGTCTATGGCTGAGAGGTTGATGGCCCTTTCGCCACAAGAGCAGGGACAGCCAGCGCCAAGGGAGATATCAGCTACCGAGGTGCTGTCCATTAGCAACACAACCGACAGTGTTTACACCTTTATATCAGACGCTATTGATGAGGGCAGGGCGTCCATGAAGCGGGTGCTTTACGAAAGCCTAATGGCTTGCGGCAGTAACTCCATTCACTTGCCTGTGCTTGGCAGATACACTCGCAACATAGTCGAAAGGGCTGGCTTTGAGGTGGAGATGGGCGACGGCGACCTCATGGATCCCGACATGGAGAGGAAGTACACGGTCATCGGAAGCAAGCGCAAGCTGATGCATGACTACATATTTACCAGCCGTGATGGTAGCGAACGGGCCAGCAACTCGCAGGCTGCCAACGTACTGGTTCAACTGATTCAGGTGCTGAACCAGCCACAAGTATTGGGGGCTATTGGCAAGGAGAAATACTTTGAAATCATTAATGAGATATTCCGACTAAGCGGAGCAGGGGTGGACCTGAAACTGGAGTTGGCACCTGGTGAAAACGATGACATGACCGCGCCTGACGACAAGGTGCAGGCGGCAATGCAGCAGATAGGTCAGGCGGTGCAGAAGAATAGTCAGGACATTCAGGCAATAGTGCAGGCAATCCAAGGCCCACAACAGCCAGCCCAAGCAATGCAGTAATTTATGGCAGAGCAAGCAGTACTGGAAATCGATGAAGCAACAGAGCAAATAGCAGAGCCGCAAGCGGAAGAACAACCGCAAGAGCAGCCGCTAGAAACACAGGAAGAACAGCCTGAAGAAGCTGAAGGGCCGGGGTCTATCCACGATGACCCGCTCCTGAGTTCTCTGTATGAAGACCTTGGTCTAATCTCCAAGCCTAAAGAGGAGGAGGATGTCGAGGTGGAACAAATTGAGGAACCGGAGCCTGAACCGGAGCCTGAACCGGAGCCTGAACCGGAAGATCCTGAGCCGGAGGAGCCGGTGGAAAAGCCGAAAGTTCCGAAGACCTTTGAAGTTAAAACCCCCGTCACCCAGACTGACGTAAGGGATGCAGTACGCGAGGAGTTCGAAAGGTACAAGCTGCCCGATACTGAGACAAAGGCAGAGCAGAAAGCGGAGCCACCAAAGGACGAGTATGAGGAGTCGCTGTTGGATGAGCAGCGCGAGGAGTTGGCCTTGGCCAGGTACGCCGAAAGCAAAATGCCCGACAAGTACAAGGGCAGGGGTAAGCAGCTTTTGGATTTCTACAGGAAGCTCGATGGCTATGCCGCCAAGGCACAGGAAGACCCAGACAGAACACTTGATTCCAATGACGAAGAGTTCATGGAATTCATCAGGAAAAACAAACCGCAACTGAGTTCTGCTGAGAGCAGGAAATTTGAGCGGATGATGTGGAAAGAGGAGGCTGTTGCCGAGGTGCGAAAAGCTACTGAGGAAGACAAGCGGCAGCTAGAGCGGAAGCTTCACCACCTTGAGGCAAGGCCAAAAATAGAAAGCAGCATCAAGGAGTTTGAATCCAATCTGCCCAAAATGATTCCTGATGACATAGGCGATACCATCAGGGAGAACGGGTTGGATAAAGCGGGAGAGGAAAACCCTTATGAAGTGTCCATTATAAAGGAAAAGGTTGGTTCAGCTACAGACCTTGCGCGGGAGTATCTTAACATTAGCAATGGGGTAACCGACTACGATTCCAGCAACTCACATCACAGTTGGCTATTGGGTTTCATTAACAACCAAGCCGACTACTTCCTGAAGAACGGTGGAAATGAGTTAGTCAGGCAGGATTCCTACGGCAACAAAGCTCAGTTCGTAACCCCAACTGACTATGCTGGGCTTGCAACCAGCGGCAAGGCAGGCGGTAAATGGACCTTCACCCCTGACGATGTGCTGAAAATGTTGGGTGCGAATGCGATAAAAGAAGCTCAAGACACAATCAAGTCAGAGGAAGAACGCCTTACAAAGATGGGTTTCGTAAGGAAAAAGAAAGACGCTGCCGCAGAACCGAGGAGAAAGGCCAAAGCTACACCGGAGGCGAAGCCAATCACACCGCCCAGGTCAAAGTCTAGTGCAGGCCCAGGTGCTACTGATAACGCAGCAATCGAGGAGTCGCCTGCTGTTGGTGCAGATATATTAGGCATACTGAAGATGCGGGACTGATTCCGCAGAACGGCGGATGAGTTTGCTTCGGTGTTCTGTAAAGCCTTTTTCTAGTATAATATGTAAACTTTTTTGCGCAGCCCATAGTGTTATGTAATCTCAATTGAACCTTCTTGTAAGGGAATAATAGGATATATAACATTATGGCACTTACCAGTTCAACAACCGGGACAAGAACACTCCCTACTGATAATTGTACTCCTCGCGCAATGGTCGTTGATGACTCCTGCGGCTGCACCTTAACCAAGGCCAGTTTCAGGGCGATGACAAAGGACATGTTTGAGGGGCAAGGCTTTGATGAAGTCGGAATGGCTCGCATCATAGCTCAAAAAAAGGAAGCTCGCCTAGCAGGCGCACAAGAAAGAACCTTAACGGATCTTCTCCTTAGTCGGCACGTTTCGTTACCAACAGCAAAGGGGGGCGGAAGTGAATCCATCATCGCACCGTTCAGCCTGGTTCCGCAGCGGAACACGGTCAACCCGCATTACTTCCAAGTCTATGCTGGTTCCGTACCGGCGACAACTGATGCCGCAATAGCCTCGGGCGGAACCGCTCTTGTGTCTACGGCAACAACCGGCGCTGGCGCTGCACTCCCAATGGAAGGAACATCCACTGCGGCAATTGCAAACACGATGGCATGGACGCTAAAGGTTTACCTTGGGCCAGACCCAGGCAGCGGAATCACATCGCAAAACTTCAATAAGTCTACGATTGATAACATTGGCCGGTTCTTTTTACCGGGGATGTACATCATGGTGGAGACGAACGGCAACGGTATCATCGACGCACCGGGTGCAGACTCTGACAGCTACAGCGTACAGATGAAGGTCATCGGCGCACAGTCGCTGACCAACCAGACCGTTAACGGTACTGCTGGCTATGAGGCTGCTGAAGTTATTGTTGTTCCGTCTTTGGATGCCGCGACATGGGACGGTTACGAAGGAGTCGGCCCACTGAATGATGGCTCAGACGCCGAGAAGTTGCTCAAGCAGCAAAACCAACCGATTGCGGGAACGCTCTCTGTCATGGCTAACAGCGTGAGCGATTACGAAAGCTGGTGTCACCAAGGGCCAGCCATCAATGACTTAAACCTCATTGAGTACTGGCAACAAACGATGAGGTGGACGCATTGTTACAATGAAGAGTACTTGAAAGCCCTTGAGGCTCCGTACTCTTCGGAGTGGTTCAAGAAGTTCCGCAGCCTGCCGCTCGCCCAACAGCGTAAGCAGCAGGAGCAGCTTCACGAACGTGCGTTCTACAACACCGTGTTCTACGGTCAGGCTATCAATGACAAGCAGACCGTTAATGGTTACACCGATTTGCCGAAGGTTTATGATTCGGCAGACGATACATGTCACCTTGAATATAAGGCTAACACCCTTGGTATTCGGACACAGTTGGACAAATGCGGAAGGGTGCATCCAGGTGCAAACGCCGCATTGAACATCGACACAATCCTTGAGGCTGCTTACGCCCTTAAACGGGAACGTGAGAACACTGCCGGGACAATTGACACAATCGACTGTATGACCGACAGGTTCACCGCCGCCAAAATTCACGACATAATGATCAAGTACTACAAAGCGAAGTACAGCAGTGACATTGCGTTGTTTATTCAGGCTGGCCAGAAGCTGACGGACAGCGTGACCAACAAGGTCGCCTACACCTACAACAAGTACGACATTCCAGATCAGGGTCTTTCATTGGCCGTGTTCACTGATTCGTACTTTGATGACCGCCTGTCACAGGCTATTGGTGCGCCGACTGCGCTGGCCACTGCGATGAAGAGCCGCGCGCGGACCTTCTGGATGATCGACTGGTCTGATATTGCCATCAATATCGTCAAGACGAACTCCGTGAAACGCCAGACGGATGTGGACAATGACATCTATAACTGTGTCATGCAGCCAAACGTCAATCATTACATCTTGAACTCCAAAACTTTTGAAGTTCGAGTCGGCAACCCGAATCGCCATGTTGTGGTTGAGAACTTCACGGACGGATGTCCAAGCCTGACAGTGTCTGGCTGTGACCTGTCTTAAAGTAATCACAGGGGCGGGGGGTAACTCCCCTCGCCCCATAATTTAATACGATTATGGCACAGATTAAATCATACGATACGTTATCAGATGTAAAGGATCACATTAAGCGGGGCAGGATTCTGTCTAAAGGCGCGACTCTCACGATTGCTTCAGACGCGGCTACCGCAACTGACTCATATCATTTGTTAGCGGGGCAAAGCGATGCTGCTGACGATCTCGCAACACTTAACTACGCTGTGACGGCTCAAGCAGGACAAATTGTAGTGCTTCAGGCGGCAGCAGACGTAACTATTACAGTCAAGAACGGGACTGGTAACATAGCCTGTGGTGCAGATTTCGACCTAGACAATGTTGACGATGCCATCACCTTGATGTGGACAGGAGCAAAGTGGGTGTCAATAGCTCAAGTTTCTAACGGGGCTGACTAAATGCGTTAATTCTCTCTGCTAAACTGCTCGCCTTGATGGGGTGGGGGCGAAAGTCCCTGCCCCATTTTTTCTTTGACCCAAAGAAATCCGAGCGTAATTTAAGACTATGGCGAAAGCCGAAAAGCATTACGGGGTGGGAAACGCCAACAAGCTGATCGCGGTAAACGGCGTGGCAATCAGGTTTGTGCCGTATAACCACTCAGCCGGGGCGTGGACAGGCTTCTACTCCACATCGAATCCCGCTGAACAGGACGGCCTTGACGCACTTCTTAAAAAGAAAGAAGTCTTCAAGATGACGGCTGAAGAGGTGGAGCAGATTAAAAAAAAAGTACCAAGCTTGAAGCGCTTAACCGAGTCGCAGGGCCAACCGGCCCAACTCGACGATGCGGAAGCTGCGGTAAAGGAGGAGGCTAAGGAGTTGCCAGAGGTTGAGGATATCCTGAGTGTTGAGAAGGTGGCGAAGCCCGTGGTTAAGAAGCGCAAAAGAAGAAAATGACATGGAGTGAATTTAAAACTGACGTAAAAACCCTGCTGACCGTGGACGCCAACCGCCTTGGCACTACCGACTTTACCAATAGATTTATTACTGCTGGGACAGAGGCTGTCCTATCTCATGTGCCGTTCTATCGGTCAGCCAGTACGACCCGCTACAATAATACTGCCCCTGCTGGAGTGAAGCCCCTGACCACAGAGGGCAATGCGTCTGCCGGGGCTTTGCCGGGGCAGGCTAATGTTATTCAGGCGTGGGTGATCACCGACCCAGACTCTGACGCCTCGGTTACTGACAGTTCAGATACTGAATGCACTCGCTACCCGCTGATACCCTACTCTTACTCCAACCGCCAAGACCTTATTTGCGACACGCCAATCATGGAGCGTTCGCAAGGGTATATGGCAATTGGCAGGGCGGGAGACTTTTATGTTTATCCATGCCTGGTGGATACAGAAATACTTGAGCTAACATGGGAGGCAGAAAGGGCAGATCATCTTGATGCAGACAACGTGCCTTACGACGCACCCGTGTCAGAGTGTGTGGCTGAATACGTCAAGGCACATGTGAAGCGCGAGGTTGATCACGACCTGAAACTTTTTGAGAGTTACTTCGCTTCGTTCAGGAGGAAGCGGCGTGACCTTTATTTAAACACCCGATCCCGCACCGACATACGGAAGCAGGACGGAACGGGAAGACTTTTCACAACTATATGTACAAACACAGACGTAGATACCTGTAACTGCTAATGAGTGCTTTAATATCCACAACCGATGTGGGCGGAAGCCCCGATGTCCCAGACGCAACGGCGACAGTCAAATGGAAACAATACCTTTGGGTGCGACAAGCTGGTTCGGCCACAATACCGAAGGTCTATGCTTGGAACGAGTACGGCACAAGTGACGCGACCTACCTGAAATGGCAGGAGAAAGTCAGCTTGGATGATGACAGTGTAACCAATAGCCATGTCAACTCATCAGCAGCAATTGCCTACAGCAAGCTATCGTTGACGGGCAGCGTTGTTAACGCAGACATCAATGAGTCAGCCGCCATCGACTCAGCCAAACTGGCAACCGTCCCTTACTCAAAGCTCAACCTGACAGGCGCTGTGCTAAACGCAGACCTAGCTGGCTCGATTGACGAGGGCAAGCTCGCCGGTAGCATACCGATTGGAAAGCTGACCTTGACGCCAAGCGCGGGTATCACGAATAGCCACATTAACACAGGTGCTGCGATTGACTCAGCTAAACTGGCCAGCATACCGATTGGAAAACTAACCCTGACTGAAAGTGCGGGGATTACCGATGACCATGTTGGCTCAGGGGCGGGGATTTCTTACAGTAAGCTTTCGGTGGAGGACGGGGATGTACCCTTTTCCGCTTTGACCATAGGTAACGGTGACATAAGCAATCTTAAAATAGATACGCTCTACGAGAAGAGGTTGTCTATTCAAGGCTCCCAAAGCAGCAGCGGAGGTGTGCTTACGGTTCCTGATACCACCAAACAACTGGACGGAATTTACAGGGGCATAATGACCTCATCCGGCGACCAGGTAATCGTGCTGCCAGACCCAGAAAAGGCTAATGCACAAATAAACAACAGCAATGGATATGCTGATGGTGATACCAGTCTGACAGTTGACTCCCTGCCCCAAGCCCTATATGCCGGACAGGTAATCACGTTTGCGGGTGAACAGACATTCACCCTTTC